CTCCCTTGAACATTGGAATTTGGTAGGCAATCGTGTTGATTGACACTAGCTCTCTAGAATTGTATGCTACATATTTCTGTGCAGCAGTCTTCCTAAAGTTAGAAGCGTAGCGTTTCTCAACAGGTTTTCCATGTGGATGCACAAAGACAAACCCCTCACTGATATTGCCATTCAGTAAGTCAGTTTCAGCGATAAAATGTTGTCTAATATCTCTACGTTGTTCGACTTGCAATGGGAAGTCCATAGCAACAACGTCATCTGTAGCATCTTGGTAGAAGCGTATTTTGGCCGCATCTACAACATGTATTCTTCCACGTTGATCTCGAAGAACAACTTCTCCACGAAGTCGTCCATCAGGGCTTTCAATATGGTCAAGCATGTGGGCAGGAGTTGTTCCAATTCTTCCTTTTACGAATAAACATTGGCAAGTTCCTCCTCTCTCTCCTTTTCTTCTGAAGGTTATTTCAACTAAATTATCATCCACTACCGAAGCCGCTATCGTTTCCGATGTTGGGTCCGATCCATGGGTCTTCATCTGAAAAACTCTTCCTGGAGCATGCGCTGGTCTTTTATCTAAGACTCGCGAAATTGGAGCTGGGGCACGAGAGATTCCCTGGTCTCCACTGGTTCCTCCTGAACCTTGGGCTGTTGAAGTCATAAGCCATTCAAAAATTTTCTGAATAGCAAACGCTCCAGCAACAGCAGTTAAAAGAGCTAAAACTGTAGTGATAATAGGATAATGATCCTTGACAAAATATCTCAATTTGTCATATACACTCACAGAATCCGCTTTAATTCTCCTGCAAATTGATTTTAACTTGGTCAGAATTGTCTGAGGCAAGTATGGCTCACACTCATCCATTGGGATGATACCATGCTTCTCTGATAGGTAAGCAAGTCCTCCGCCTGTAGTAACAGTGGCAGGTGAGACTTTAATGATTCCCCTAGTCCTGTGTTTAACAAGCAAAGGATTCAGATTAAAATCTTCATCAGCTATATCAAAGTATTCCCTGCCTTGGGCTTTGAATTGTGTTGGTGTAGGAACATACACATGCGTTCTGTCAAACGCATCGGACCATTTAACGGCAAGGTCCATTTTCTCTTTGAGACTATTACTCAAGAAATTGGCAATCTCATAGTACGAGTACCATTTATCATCCTTCTTCTTAAAAGTCTCTCCATCCCAAATTTTGAATCTCCAAACATCCCTACATTTATCAATGTTGGTGCCTGGTTTGATACACTTTCGACTAGTGTTATCAGTGCTTGTCTTGATAACAGCACATTCATCTTTCACATCAACTTGGATAAACCAATCCAAACGTCGATTTAGAGCTACCTGGTCTTGAAGGTCAAGCTTGACTCTGTCAATTTCGCCTTTTTCCTCATGAATCGAATTCACGGTGAACATAACTACTTTTGAGTCAAAGAACACTTTCCCTTTCTCTTCTACAGCGGCCATATTCAATGGCAATGGAGCTGAATTACACACATTGATGTGTTCGAGAGCAGCCAAAGACAAATAGTCCTTGTTTGTATACTGCTCAGCATCATCGTAATATGTAATAAACTGGTTGGCATATCCTGGCCAAAAATCATTTCCAGCTTGTCTATGATAACAAATACTTGCTGCAGTTGTATGATCATCCATTCCCAATTTCTTGGAATAGAATGTATACAAATCCTGTGAGAGTACTTGAACTAGTTTCGTTTTTCCAACTCCAGGTGGAGCTGAAAATTTGATAGCAACTGGTTCAATTCTGGGTCTTCCAGATATCAGAAGAGTATTTGCAATGTCAGAAACACCTTTGAAATTGTTTAAGGATCTGAAATATGCAGAAAAATTCACTTGCGTGTATCCCTGCTTTATCATTTCCTTAGCCAAGGTGTCTCCATCTTTGTAATGATTTGTTATTTGTTTACATACAGAACTATTTTGAGCAAGAAGACCTAATTCAGCATCTTCTCCTTGGATCAATTCTGTAAATTGAAGGGTCCTATCCATCCATGTGGTGGCTTTTTCCACCAATTCTCTTGTCTTGGATGTAACTAAAGGGCAACCAGTTACATTTTCATAAATGAAGGATGTCACTTTCCAAGCATAATTAGCAAGCATTTCAAGTGATTGGACAAAGCTCTTAATTTGAATAACTTGCTTAGCAAATGTACTAAAATCAAAAACTCTCCATGAGACATCTTTAGCTCCAGGTAATATGCCACCAAGTGATTGTGAAACCAATTGGGCTACTCCTTGAGCAACATTCATTCCCTGGGTGAAGAGAGTTTCATACTCCTCTTCATCTTCTCCATGAGCTTCCATGCCTTTCTTCTGATAGTATTCATCAGAATATTCAACATGTTTTCCAGCTTTTCTGGCTCTATCATCAGCTTTCCTAGTGATAGTGGCAGGATCATCGTCTTCATCTCCTTCATAAAGAAATTTGTTCACTTTCTCTGCAAGGCCCTCTTTGTAACTTTGAATCTCCGCAGCCGCTGTTTCCTTTCGGTTTGAACAGTCAACTATGAAGATAATTGCTGTGATAATAGTAGTTATTGTAGACATTACAATAGCAGTCAATGGTAATCCCATTCCAACTGCTGCTTGT